GTGCTCTTCCGATCTCCTGAACCCTTCTCCTATCAGTCAACTCATACAAAGCGAAAAAGTGGTTTTTGTATTCTAACGAATCGTCATTAGACTTATACGAAACGACTAATATTTCACCGCCAGTAAACCCGCCAGAAATGCCATTATCCTTGTCGCCATTCAAAGTGTTGATCAAACCAACAGAATCATTTAACACTAGGTCGCATTGTAAGTAATGTTCGAACAGGTTTTGGTAAACGCTGAATTCTAGTGTCAGTGATTGTAGGTCAATAACCTGCCCAGTCGAAGAGATCAAAGAGAACCTTCGAACATCTATGTCTCCAGGAGTTCTATATCCTGAGATACCCTCGCCCGACACTAGACGCCATTCCTCAAGATATCTTCAACTTCATCACGCACCTTGCCCAAGTACCTTTTGTCGAGTAGTCTGATAGATCTCCTTGATTCGTTTTTCTCCAATTCAAAATCATATGCAGAAACAGCAGCGTTTTGGTAATTAGAAGCAGTGGCGCTATACGTGCCAACATCAACAACGACCAAACGCTCTTCGAGCCTCCTACCGTCATATAATGTTTTCGCGGTTGCTGGAACTTTACTGCCGCCTTCAATGCGGGATAAGTAAATTCGATATTCCTCAACCTGCGATTGCGCTACTGTCAACGAGCCATACTTACCTTTAATGTATGATTCGAGATCCACAGTACTTAGTGGCCAATCAAACCGGACATCTTCAATGTCGTTGAAGTGTAGCACTAGCCAAGCATATTTTGCGTTGCCATAATACTTCTCAGCGATTGTGTCTGGACGTTCGCCTTCTTGTATGTCATATTCATAATACGCATCCGTGCGATTAGAAATATCTGAAGAAACTTTAAACCTTCTCAGGATATTTGTGAGCTGAACTTTTTGTCCACTTTTGGTCAGATCGTGCGGCGTTTTCGGAAAGTATGAAAAGTAATTTGACATTATGCTTCCCCATTCGGCTGAGTGGATTTAGGTTGGTAGTATCCGGTGTCCATACTATCTCTCGTGATAATCTTGGTTTCCTGAAACGCCATAGTAATTTCAATAGAAACAGGTTGTCCTGTATCCTCAAAGAATAGTGGGATTCCTTCGCCATTATAATTCACTGTCAAAGACTTGAGGACACACGTTCCTATTTTATAGAGGTTTGCTGCGATTGATTCTGCGAATGATATTTCAAATTCGTCGGGATATCGGAACGCCAGCGTACCAGCCGCATACCCAGGATGCATATGATATTTCAAAACTGCAATAAGTTTCTGGAGAGTTTCGGACTCTTGACTGTTTCTAGCAATGAATTTATAGGTAAAGGAATGCTCTCGCATATCAACACCTTTAAACAATACGGCCATGTGCGGGTTGATCGCTATTCCCTCATCAACACCTATACCGGAAAGAACCGAACCGCCTGTCCCCAATCCCGCCAATGCACCGGCAACTGAACCCGCACCGCCAGCAGCTGCAGCCGTGGCTACTAGTGGCGTGACTATTGCCGCTGCTTTCAGCATGCCGTCATTATCGCCAGACATAAGCGCACTACTTCCAGAGCTGAATTTCGATGATATCAATCCACCGATGTCGCTGACACCTTTACCTAAATCGGATGCCGACAATCTGCCAGCAGCTGCGGCACCTAGAGCGCCCAAACCTTCGTTTTCATACTGAGCGCCATATGTGGCTTGTAGGTTATTCGGCAGAGGCAAGACTATATTGCGAATGGCAGTTTCAGTTACGGAAGATGATCTGTTTTCACGGTCGCGATTCATTACACTAAATATCATATAATGTTCGTTTGTCAAGTCGCTCGGGAATGTGATCGGCTCTCTAACTTTAGGGTTTGCGTATAAAGCATTTAGTGGTGAGATTACTTTATTCCCTGTCGTTTCTTTCTTCAACAACTCGTTGAAGTTGGCGTTGATTGAAACTCCATTCTCACCTGCCGAAGCAGAGAATGATCCTTTACCAGCTGCGCCAGCAACATTCTCTAGATTCCCACCAACCTGTGCCGCCATTGATTTGCCAGCTGCCGTCAGTTGCTTGAGGTTAATTTTAGCCATGTACAAACGCCTATAAATATTGCTTTAGATATACTATTTATAAGAGAACTGATGGCACATTATTACAAAGGTAAATATCAATGTAAGTTTCCTGAAAAGTATAAAGGGGATTCTTCCGATATAACATATCGTTCGAGCTGGGAACTCAACGTGATGTCATACTTGGACAAGAACCCTGACATACTCTGGTGGGCTTCGGAACCTTTTCCTATAGGATACCGCTCGCCAATCGACGGGAAGAAGCACCGTTACTTCGTAGACTTCTTGATCAAAACAAAAAACAAAGAAACAATAATGATCGAAGTGAAGCCATATGCTCAAACGCATGCGCCCAAAGCGCAGAAGAGGTTGACTAAGAAATACCTGAACGAAGTCAAAACTTGGGGAGTCAACCAAGCTAAGTGGGAAGCTGCTTTGGAATATTGTAAAGACCGCGACTGGAAATTTCAAATACTCACCGAAAAAGAGTTGTATAGAAAGGCTAAATAGTACATAACAGAGTCTATGGTAGATACAACTAATGGCAAGCATTTTTGACGACATACTAGCTACAGGTGCCCGAAAGGGGCAGATACCAGCTCGCACGCAACAGGCCAGAGATTGGTATCGGGAAAAGGCGCGTGGGCAAAGAAGCGCAGCTGTTTACCCTGACAACATAATCCGAAGCAGTACGGGGAAGGCTCAAGTATTGATCGGAAGAATGTATCATTTTAAGTATGACCCGAAAAACGCGAAGACTCTGCCATACTACGATAAGTTTCCGCTTATCTTTATGGTTGGACCAGCTAAAGGCGGGTTCTACGGTATCAACCTACATTACTTGCCGCCGCAGTTACGCGCAAAGTTAATGGATGGGTTATATGATCTTACGAATAATACTAGATATGATGAAAGCACCAAGCTAAAATTGACATATGATCTACTAAATAGTGCTAGTAAGTTTAGGTATTTTAAGCCAACCTTTAAACATTACCTCAGTCAGCATGTTCGGTCGAAGTTCATTGAGATAAATTCAACCGAGTGGGATACTGCATTATTCCTACCGACAGAAAGGTTTGAGAAGGCTAAGAAAACACAAGTCTGGGCAGACAGTAGGAAAATGATTTAATGGCATTTAACGTAAACGATATGGTATCCGCGATAAACAAAACCGGAGTGGCCAAACTGTCACACTTTGAGGTGTTCATCAATGGGTTTGGTGATACCGATTCTGAACGGGATTTAACGTATCGCGCTGATTCGGTTGACATTCCTGGAAGAAGTATCACAAGTGTTGAGCACAAGTTCCAGAATTATGGCCCAGTAAATAAAGTCGCGTATGGCGCAGTGTACGGTGACGTTACTGTCCAATTTTTATTGAGTGAAGACTTCAGAGAAAAGGAATACTTTGAGATCTGGCAAAATAAAATGGTCGGGACTGGGGCGTTCAACCAAAACAATAGCAGTTCATACAACCCGAATTATTTTGACAATTATTCGGGGACTGTGGAGATCAGGCAGTATGCTCCTACGGGAGAGCTGCGAGCTATACACACATTGAACGAAGCGTATCCTTTAGTGATCAACCCAATTACTATGGGCTGGGGCGAGGAAGGCGTGGCGAGACTTGGCGTGACATTCGCTTACCGAAATTATAAGTGCCTATTCACAAAACAAGCTCAACCAGAAAAGGGGTTTGGATTTTCTGTAAGCATTGGTCCAGGAGGAATCAGCGGCAGCGCGAGAATTCCTGGAATTGGAAATATAGCAGGGTCTACTGAACTTGGGTCTATAAGCGCGAACGTCGGCGGTAAGCTCGGGCGCGTTGCTGCAATTAGAAATTTATTTTAAATTATTTTATATTATAACTGGAGAATATTATGGCTTTACCGTCGCTAACAGCACCAGAGTTTTTTACGAAGATACCGTCAACAGGAAAGGAAATTAAATATCGACCATTCTTAGTCAAAGAAGAAAAGATATTGTTGATGGCTCTTGAAGGCAACGACCAAAATGAAATTACAAATGCGATTATAACTATACTTGGGAATTGTCTGGAAGAAGGCGTTGATGTAAGTAAGTTAGCTACATTTGATGTGGAATACCTTTTCCTCAAACTGCGTGGGAAATCCGTGGGTGAGGTGATAGAACTCCGCATGAGCCACTCGCAAGGCGACTGTAAGCACCGTACAGATGTAGGAGTTAACATTGACGACATCAATGTCACTGAAGGTCGGCCAGAAGATAAGATACAATTGAATGACGAGATCGGCATCAAACTTAGATATGCTGGCGTC